ATGACGAACGCAACACAAGACCTGCGGATCGTGGTGGCCGACGACCATCCTGTCGTGCTCACGGCCGTCACCGACTACCTCGACCAGATTCCCGGACAGAAGGTCGTGGCGACCGCCGGGTCGGGCGCCGATCTTATCGAAACATTGCGCAACACCCCGTGCGACCTCATCGTCACGGACTTCTCGATGCAGGGCGAGGTCGAGGACGAAGACGGCCTGCGCCTCATCAGCCGCCTGCGCCGGCTCTATCCGGACACCCCCGTCGTCGTGTTCACGATGCTCACCAACGGCGGCATCCTGCACGAGCTCGCCGAGCTGGGCGTGGCCGGTCTCGTCGGCAAGGACGAGCCCATTCCGACGCTCGCGCAAGTCTGCCAGCGCGCGCTCGTCGAGCCGGGCACGACGCTCTCCGCGCGCATTGCCGAGCGGCTCGCCACGGAAGGCTCGACCGCCGACGAATTCCGCCGCACGAATCCCCTCTCGCCGCGCGAGCTCGAAGTCGTGCGGCTCTTCGCGCTCGGCCTGAGCGTCACCGAAATCTCCAAGCGCCTGAACCGGTCGGTGACGACCGTCGCCACCCAGAAGCGGGCGGCCATGCGCAAGCTCCATCTCGATTCCAATGCCGATCTGATAAGCCACAAAAACCCGTAGAAGCAACACGAAAGTGATGTAACCGACTGATTTTTATTGAAATAAAGCCCGCGCCGGTCAGCTAAGGGCTTTTGATGGTCAGGTCGCACTTTTCAATGTTTTCGGACTTCTCCCGGAGTCGCGAAAACGATTGTGGGCACAAACTGGTCACAGTCTCGGACGCGCTAGTCCCCGTCCGGAATGATCGCCCGCGAACCCTCATTCGTCTCGATGGACTCGGCGCAATGGTCGGTAGGCTGCCCGGCAATAAGCGTCGCTACCCACCCCAGAAACGCACACAGGATGCATCCCCACTCTCGCCCGGCCGCGCGCGCCTTTCCGGCCCGGCTGCTGATGGTCTCGTCCGGATCGCCGCCCGCGATCGCATTGCACAGGCAGTCGACGCAATACCACCAGCCGACGAAGTAGCCGTGGCCGTTCGGGTGGTAGACGTTGGCCGTCGCGCGCCCGAGGTTCCATAGGCCGATGCAGATGTTTGCGAGATAGAACCAGAGGATCATTGCGGCTCCTTCGGGCAGTTCTTCTGCCGCGCGAGCTCGTAGGCGATCACCTCGCGCTTCGTGTCGGGCGTGTCCGAGCTCGAGGCGGTCATGGGCTTGACCCATGAGCAGCTCGTGTCGACGATGCGCGGCGCGGGCGGCGGTGGGCACTGCGCAGCGCAGCCCGCGAGCGCCGCGACAGTGAGCAGGATCAAGAGGCGCATGGTCAGTCCTTCCGAAGCGCGCTGAGCTTCTGCAGCTCCGCGTCGAGGTTGGCATCAGGTATCGCCGCAGCCTGCTGCTGGGCTTGCGCTGCGTTCGAGGCATCCTGCTGCCCTGCGAGGGCCGTCACGGCGTTGCCTTGCGCTACCGAGGCCTGGGCCTTGGCGACGGTCGCGGCGGCCTTGGCCGTGGCCGTCTTGGCCTGCTGATGGCGGAATACGCCGAAGAGCACACCAGCGCCGCCGATGACCCAGGGGATGATGGCCGTGAGGTGCGCGACGAGGAAAGAGACGATGAGGGTCATGGTTGCCATGCTCCGGTAGTGAAAAGCTGCTTGTTAGCGGCGCGCCGCGTGACGAGGCCCGGCATCACCTTCCCCTTCGCCAGATCCCAGCGCGCGAACTGAGCGGCCGCCCCGACGAAGTCGCTCGCGTTGAGCAGGCGCAGCAGCATCGACGTCGCGAAGTTCTCTTCGCCTTCGTTGAACACGAAGTCGGCGAGCGCGCCCTTCTGCGCCGGCGTGATCTCGACCTTGACGCGCCGGTCGACGGCATCGGCCGCCTGGTTGAGGCGAATGGTGAGCTGGGAGTCGGCGTGCGCTGGCGTCCATACCGTGCCATAGACGATGTCCGCACCGGTGCAGCCATAGCCGCACGTCCACGGCGCGCCGTCGAGATGCAGAAGGTCCTGCGGGATCGCCATGCCGTTGAGCACGTGCTCCCACTGCCCGCGCGCCTGAATGGCCACACCGAGCTCCGATGCCGGATCCGGATAGGCGATCAGCACGCAGCGCTCGAAGTGCTCGGTCATCGGCCGGCACAGATCGATCCACGTTGGCCCATGCGGCGCAGCCACTTCTGGTTTTGCCCCCGGCGCGGGCGCCGTCACAGGAACCGGAACCAACGGGGCGACGACGGGCGTCGACCCGGGTAGCGTCGGCGATTTGCCGAACTGAATGCCACCACTGACGGGACCGATGATTTTGTTGTCGCGAATAACCGGCGCCGGCGCAGGCGCGCGGCGGAACAGCGCAAGGATCGCGGCAAAGAGGTCACTGAGCATCCCCGCCTCCCTTCGCGCCGACCTCCAGCACGCGCGCGATCATCGCCAGCACCACGCCGGCCGCCGGCCAGAACGTCTGCGGCACCTGTGGCAGGTACGTTTGCACAAACGGATACACGCTCGGCCAGTTGTCCGCGAGCAGCTGCGCGAGGTGCGGCGCCGCTGCGAGCAGCGCGCTCAGGGCGAACATGATCCGCATCTCGCTCCACTTCCATGCCTCCTTCCAGTCCTCCACCAGTCGGATCTTCATCAGACGCCCCCCTTCAGGAACTTTCTCCAGCCCCAGAACAGTTGGGAAATGACGAGCAATGCGGTCAGGATCGAGAGGGTGTGCGCCGCCGGGTCCGCCAAGAACCAGAGCCACGTGGAATTAATGACGCCCGCGCCGCTGATCACCCCGCTTGCCGTGCTCGCCATCGTTTGTTTATTCATTGCTTTGCCCCGAGCTTTAGTTGGAAATGACGTTCCACTGGCTCGCCGTGGCGTTCCAGATGAACGTCTTCGTGAAATAGTTGGTTGAGTAGTTCGGATTGGTCACGCCATCCACCGTGCCGAGAACCTGCACGCCGTACGTTCCGGCCTGCCCTACGCCGTCCTTGAGCGTGATGGTTCGCCCAATCGGTGGATTAGTCGGCAGCCCGAACGACCACGCCGCCGACCGCACGGCCGCCATGATGACCATGCGGTCCGTTGCGGTGGCCTGATAGTTGGCCGTCGAGGTGATGAAGGTCGGCTCGAATTCCCTCACGCCGATCTGGTTGTCAGAAGTGCCACCGCCCACGAACATGTTGTCGTGAACGGAATTAAGGCCGGCATTGGTGCCTGTGTTCGCGATGGCCAGATGCGTGTAGGCGCCAAACGGCGATGAAGAATCGACCGCGCCGCCGCAGTTGTTGCCATGCACGTGCACGTAGGACGAACTGCCGACCAGATTCACCGCAGCACAGAACGTCGCATCCGCCCCCGCAGAAACGCCGCGGCTGTTGTAACCGGTGATCATGTTGCCCGTAATCACGCCATTCACCGCGCCATATAGCGTGATGGGCGTCCCCACATGCGCCTGAAAGGTGTTGCCGGTAATGGAGAAATTCGTCAGCGCGGGACTTGCCCCGGACGTGCCTGCGCTGTATTCCTGAATGGCCTGCAAGCCTACGAGCTCGCCATTGAACACGTTGGCCGCGATCGCGCAGCCGTTCACATAGACGTCAGAAGGAGACGTGAAATTGATCGACGGGCCATGCGTGGGCACGTCGTCAAAGAAGTTGTTCGTGATGCGCCAATCAAGGTTGGTGCCGCCCGCAACCAGATTGGCCATCAAGCCGGCCGCGTTGTTGGCACCGATGAAATTGCCATCAACCAGAAGATCCTCGCAGGCGAACACTAGAACGCCGTATTGCGAGCCGATGTTTTCTACGGCCGACACCGTGACCGTGCCGTCGGCAGCGGTCCACGTCAGGTTGCGCGCGGCCGACTTTGCCCCGTTGAGGTAGTTGTCGAGGATCTTGATGATCTCGCAGTTGCCCGAGGCGTTATCCAGCCAGATATTGGCGATACCCTCCTGACATCCCGCGTTCTGGTCGTCCCAGACACCCTGAATCCAGCAGTTGCGGATCGTGGTCAGCGTGCACCCATCGAGATGCACCCCATACACGAGACGCCACGCCCAGCAATTTTCAATGAGCGCCTGCTGTGCGCCGACAAGATGGATCTGCGCGCCCGACGTGGCGAGGTTTGGAAGCGTCGTCTCGCCAGCCGTATAGGAAGGCGACTGCTGGAACCAGATGCCGCTGACGCGCGCAGCGTTCGCGGTTGCGATATACAGCGTGTCGCCGTAGTTGCCGGTCCGCTGAAAGATGGTCTGGTTCGGCCCCGCGCCGAGAATCTGCTGGTTGCTCAGACCCGTGAGGGTCGAGGACAGCAGATAGGTGCCGGGCGGGACATAGAGGGAAGCGCCCGCGCCCAGCGCGGTCAGGGCCGCCTGAATAGAGGCTGTGTCGTCGGTCGTGCCATTGCCGGTCGCCCCAAACTGCTTGACGCTGATCGTGCCGGTGGCACTCAGATACCAGCGGCCGCCGTCAGCGGCCTCGATTATCGTGCCGCCGTTATCGGCGCTCGAGATATCGCTCGCGTTGTACCAGTAGACGCCACCCCCGCCGTCGCCCTCCTTGTAGTAGCCGGTGACGGACACCGCAGGGAAAGTGTTCTTCGGGATGAGGCGAAGCGCGGCGATGGTCTGGACGGTAATGCCGACTGACGGTGCCAGGCTGCCGCCGCTTCCGGAGCCGACAAGAGAGCCGACCTGATCCTGTGTCCAGATCGTATTGCCGAACGAGTCCTGCAGGACGAACTTATAGACCTGCCCGAGTGCAAGCCAGACGGACGCCTCCCCGCGCGCGTTGAGGGCCACCGGATTCGCATTCGGGGTTGAGCCGGTCGAGTCCGTATACGTGGCCTGCGGCGTGGTGGTTCCCGCCTGATACGTATAGAGCTGTCCGCCAGCCAACGGATTGCCATTGTTGTCACAGAAGCGCTGAACCGCCATCGGCGCGAGCTGCACGTTCATCGGTGGACCTCAAATAAAAAAGCCCGCGCAAAGGCGAGCTCCAAAAAACGAAAAAGCCGCCTCAATGGGCGGCTTCGCTGACTGTGTAATGGACTTTTACGGGGAGGGCCCGAACGGGTTCGAGCCTGAAAGGCGTGACAATTTCGTGCCGGCACCGGGCTCCAGCGCGCGCTTGGCCTCTTTCGCGACCGCGCGCTTAGCCAGGCTCTGGCGCGTCCAGGTTCCGACGGGCACGCCGTGCGCATAGACATTCGCAGCGCCTTCCAGCGCCGACTTCGCCATGTTCGCCGCGCCGGCCACAAAGGTGTTGCTGTTATTCACGAAGCTTCCGCGCGGCTGCTCCTGCGTGTAGCGCGCCACGTTCCCCAATGTGTCCAGCGTCTGCGCGATCGGAGCACCGAGGACTACGCCAGTCTTCTGGTCAAGGTTCGTCAGGGCTTTGTTAAGCCCGGCCTGGCTGACATTTCCAGTATTCGTACGCAAATCGACGCCAGCCTGTTGCTTGATATGGTCAAGCAATCCAGCGGCCATGAGCTGCTGGTTCAGCGGATCGCCCGAAAGGTTTTGCGCCATGTTGCGCACCGCTGCAGCTTTGCCGCCAGCGATGTATTTCTGGACGAACTGGTCGGCGAGCGGCGAGGGCTCCCCGGCAGGCACTACGTCATTGATTGCGGCCTTGTACGCAGGGTCCGCCTCCATTGCCTGAAATCTTGTGCGTGCTTGCGCCTGCGCAGATTTGAACGAGGCCATCGCATCAGCGCCGGCCGATGGATCGAGAGGTGCACCGAGAATCGCGTCACGCAACTGACCAATGTCATGCTGCACGCTCGTGTTCTTCGTCTCGGCGATGGCTCCCGACAGGGTTTGATCGATGTCCATGAGATCGCGGGCTGTCAGCGGTCGTGTCGGGCCACCCGACTGATCGAACTGCCCGGGCAGCGTGACGCTATTGTTTTTTGCGTCTTCAAAAATCTGCTGGACACGCGACGGCAACGCACGGAATCGCGTCGGCCCGATCTGCGATTCAAAATTCCTCATCGTCGGGGCTGTATTGACCAGCGCAGACGTGCCGTCCGCGTTGCGCGCGGCGTCATACGCCTCAGCAATCTGATCCTGCAGCGGAGCGTCCGCCTGTTTGTACGCGTCAACCAGCGCCTGACCAATGCCAGCGCCAGAAGGCACATTCACGTCGGGAGCAGCCTGATCGCGGATCGCATCCAGATTCGCCGCCAGCTGGCCATTCTGTTCATTAAAGCGTTGCGCGAGCGCAGGGATTTTGCCGCGCATGTTTTGCTCTTGCGACATCAGATTCACATCGCCGGTCGCTTGGCCAGCAGTCAGTTCTACCGGAACAGGCAGCGAGCCGGCTTCGATATGTCGCGCAGCGGCAGTCGGATTCAGCTGCCCCTTTTGCTCCTGCATCGCAATCTTTTGGACAATCGCATCCGGGACGCCTTCCGCGCGCGCCTGCTCTGCGAACGATGTGCCGGCGGCGCCAACACTGCCTCTGGCGTTCGCGCCGGCGGCCGCCATTGCCGGGCCGGTGGGCGCACTCTGCGGCGCAGGACGCACATTCGCATCGTCGGCCGCGGTGGCCAGCGCAACATCGCGCGCCACCGGCGCGGCCGCCTTGACCGCGCCCGGCGCGAGCATCGACAGCGAGCCGGCCATGTTCGCCACGTCCTGCATCGGCATGCCCGTTGCGTTGGCCACGGCGGCCGCACCCTTATTCACCACATTGCCTGCCAGCTGCGACAGGCGCTGCGACGCTTCGCCCTGGTAGCCTGCTGTGTTCGTCACGCCGAAGAGGTTGCCGATCGGATGCGAGGCGCCCCCAAAGTAGCTGGACGAATCCTGCTCGGCCTGCTTCGGGCTGCTGCCGAGAGCGCGCCGCACTGCGTAATCGGCCTGCTGTGCAAGTTGGCCCGGGGCACTCAGGATCGTGTCAGCGAGCCCGGCTGCGCTATGGCCGAGAGCACTCAGAGCGCTCGTTTCTGGCTGTGGCTGTGCCTGTTGAGGTTGCGGCGGTTGTTGCTGTGCCACGGGCTTTGCCGGCTGCGCAGGCGCGTTCATGGCCGTCATGGCGGAATCAAATACATCCGGCTTCCCTTGCTGCGCAGTAGATGCCGTTGCCGAGGGGGCAGAGCCGCTGCCGGCGGAAGTGCTCCCCGCGCCAAGCGTCTGAAAATTCGTTAGCACCTGCCCGGGATAGGCCTGCGTTTTCGGCCCCCACCCGCGTTGGTCAGGACCGCCGTGATAGGCCATGAGGGCGGTCTGTGGATCGCCATACTGGCCCAGCAACTGCGAAAGGTATTGCGTTCCAGCGAGGATGTTCGTTTGCGGGTCAGCAAGATTCCCGCGAACGCCCATGCCCTTGGCGGTATCTGGCTCAACCTGCATCAGGCCAACCGCACCTTGCGAGGACACCGCACGAGGATTGCCCTTCGACTCGGTCTGGATGACAGCGCGGATCAGGCGCGGATCCACGTCATACATCTGCGCTGCGTGCGCGATGATGCCGCCGTACGGGTCAGCAGATGGAGCTGAAGGCCCCGGTGCGGGGACATTAGATGGCGAGGCGGCCTGCGGCGAGGAATTCCCCGCCGCGCCAGCGCCAAGGCTCGCCATCGCTTGATCGAAGGGGTCACTCACTGGAAAGCTCCCAGTGCATTTGCTCGCTTATAGAGCGCGCCAAATTGCTGTTGCTGGTTAGGCGTCATATCGCGCAGAAATCCAACTCGATCCGTTGGACTCATATTCTGGAATTGCCAGAGGCGCGGATCGCTGATCATCGCCAGATCGGACTTGCGATCCTTGTAAGCGCCAGCGTCGGTGCCGTTCGACGCTCCTTGCAGATAATGCTGCGCGAACAATTGCATTTGCGCGTTCGCCTTGCCGTACTCGGAGATTTCCTGATTCACCTTGTCCGGCATGACGCTTCCCGGCGTGAAATGCGCGACGACGGCGCGGGCGGCATCGGTATTGCCGCCGAAAGCCTGCTGGATCATCGACCCATATTTGTTGAGGAGTACTTGCGCTTGATTCAGGTCTTGCGCCTTTTCCGCCCCAGGCACCATGGCAAGCAAGCTGTTTGCATAGTTCAGGCGATCCCGCGGGCCGGTAAGCGCCTTCTGCGATTGCGTTTGAACGGCGTTGTAGAGCCCGATGCGTTGCTGCGCCGTCGAGGCATCACTCGTGACGCCTTGGTAATCCTTCTTCATCCAGTCCACGTCGGCGGATGTGCCGATAGGCGCGCCACTGCCGGCGAACGAGGGATTGTTCCCGGGCTGCGAATTCAGGCGCCCCGATCCGAACGGATTGCCCCCGCCATATCCGGGAGAACCGGGCGTGACCGAGCCAAGCGACACGGTGCCGGGCTGGCCGTTCTGGAATGTCGGCACGCGGGTCGCAGCCTCACCTGGCGATAGTCCCTGCGCCGTCTCCGGTCCCGTCGCCCCCATGGGAACAGCAGAATAGGGATTGAGTTGCACAGCCTGCACGCCGCCGCCCGAGCCCGTCGTCGTGCCGATCTGGGGCGCTTGCTCCTGCGCCGTGGTGTTCGCCGGCTGCAGCTGCATGGCGAGGTGCTGAAGCGCCTGGTCGCGCTGCGCCTGCGGCATATTCGGATTCAGGTGCTGGAGCAACGACTGCGCATAGCCAATGGTCGGCGCGGCCTGCGGGTTTTGCTTCGCATAGGCATCGAGGCCACCGCTCACGCCGGAAGCATCTGCCGAGCCAATGCCGGATCGGATGATCCCGGAAACGTCATTGCGATAGCCCTGCCCGAGCGCGCGAACTGAATCGTTCAGCTTTAGCCGGTTATCCATTGTCTGGATGATCGACTGCTGCACTGCCTGACCGGTCACGGGCAGGTACTTATTGGCAAAGTTCGCCATCGCCATGGGGTCGATTTCGCCGTCAGGTCCCTTTAGCGAATTGCCGTCCGGGTCTTTGCCGGTAAGCATCGCCTGCCGCGTGAGATTCATTTCGTTGAGGGACTGCGTCGATTGCGCGGCAGAGTTATTCAGGTTCTGCGTCTCAGCCTGGAACATCTGACCTTGCTGCTGAATGTTCTGCAGCTGAGCGAGCGATGAGAGCGACTGCGTCGCTTGTCCCAAGGACGAGAACGGGCTGCTTTGCTGGACCTGCAGCGGGATGGACGGATCGATCGGCATCATGGCCCTCCTGTCGCAGGCGTCCACCCTGGAACACCCGCATTAGCGTTGTTGCCGAACAAGTTCCCACCGGTAAGGTTGTTCAGCGCGTAGTAGCCGAGGCCACTGTTCACGCTTCCACTGATCGAGTTGCCGATGCCGACATCAGCGGCTGCAGCGGCATTGCCGGCGGACGTCGTCGTGTTGGCGATGCTATTGCCGGTAGAGACTGCGGCCTGCCCCACTCCTGATGCAGCGTTTTCGCCAAGATTTGCGAGATTGGCGAGGCGGTTGTAGATGTTCGAATTCTGCGTCTGGTAATCGGCGAAGGCGTTTTGGAACGCCGTCCCCGCCATGTTCTGGTTGTAGTTCACCAGGCTCTTGAGCGCAGAGCCCGAGAGAGCGCCATCCTGCGCCGCGGCGCTGTTCTGGATTGCCTGATCGCCTTGCTGCAACTGGAAGTTGTACGCTGGCGACATGTACTGTTGCCAGTTTGTATTGTTGATCGGCTGATTCAACGTCGCCAGTAGCTGCGGCGTGCCGGTCAACGTCGAGAGCGCAGCCTGACCCGTCTGGTTGTACGGCTGCAGGTTCTGCTGCGTAGTGTTGAACATCTGCAACTGCGTGGCATTTGCATTGTTCGCCGCGCTCTCCTGAGCGCTCGCCGCATTGCTCGACGACAATGCCCCCACGCCCGCGGTCAGTGCTGCCCCGCCTACAATGGCTGCAGCGATGAAACTCATGGGAGTTCCTTTAATTTGTTGTGCGCATCAAAGAGCGCAGATCCGTCAGGCTCGATCAATTCCTGCTCGATCTTGTCGAGGTTCCGCTTCTTCGTTCGATGCACTGTCATGCATGTGGCATCGGTCATGGCCAACACCGCGCGCTTGGTTCCAGGGGTCGATACAAGCACGGCGGGCCCGGTGACCTCGCGCGCGGGCCCATCGCCCTGCGTGATGCGGATGGTGCCGCAGCAGACGATATAGAAGTGCTCCTTGCGATGGACCTTACCAACGATGAGCGTCCCCGCGGGGCGCGGCAGAAAGCGCGCGTACATGCCGTCCGCGAAAAAGTGCTGCGTAGGCAAATCAGCCTGCGGCATGCTCGAAATAGCCGCTTGCAGTCGATCAATGGCCTCGCGCCCCGAGCTCGCACGATCGAAGATGTCATTCACTGGAAACCTCCACAATCTCGTTCTGCATCTCGACGGGCAGCATCGTCACTCCACGAAAAGCTGCGTGATGAGATCGCCAGCACCAACTGCCGTGGCGTCGCTGTCAGCCGCGTTGTCCGTCGTCGCCATCCACATCGTCTGGCTGAAGTTCACGCCGTTAGGCCATGCCAGCGCAAGCTGAGACGACGCAGGAACCTCGATCGTCATAGCTGGAACCGTTGTTCCAACAACAGGCGTATCGGTTGATTCGTACAACTTCACATATCGCGCTGCCGCGTTCGTATTGATGATCAGCGCACCCGTCAGGTTCGCACCCATCAGCTTGACGCGCGCGAGGTTCGTCGTGGCCAGTGAGACCTGACGGAATTTCATCGAAGACATGGAAGCCCCTGTCGATTGAAGTGGTTATTCGAATTCCCAGACGACGCAATAGCTGTTGCCACCCTGGCCGCCAGCATTGGCCGCGCCACTCGCGGCCGCCTGATTCGCGCCGCCGCCGCCCTGCCCCGGGTTGCTGGCCCCGATGCCCGCGCCGGAGCCCACCTTTGCCTGGAACAGCGTCGGGAACATCGACGACGGGCCACCCTGGCCGCCGTACGAAGCGCTGCCCGGATTCAGGACGACACCCACGAACCCCGCCGAGCCCGGCACCAGCACGAGCGCCGTGGCGCCACTCCCGACCGTCGGTGCGGCCGTCGGCACACTGTCAGCGGCGACGCTCGCCGTCGACGTGGCGGCACCGCCTGCGCCCGCATTGCCACCCGGACACGACACATACGAACCGAAGCTCGCCGTCGTGCCTGCGGTGCCCACGTTATTGCCTGCCGTAGCGCCCGCGCCGCCGGTAGGCAGCGTCACCGTCACACCGGTTACCGCGGTCGCAATGAGCACCTTCGCGTATGCGCCTGAGCCCCCGCCGGACGCCGCCGCACTCTGGCCGGTACCGGTGGCCGCCGTGCCGCCGCCGCCGCCGCCATCCGCCTGCAGCTCGACAATCTGGAAGTTCGTGCCCGGCGTCTTGGTGTAGGTGGCGGTGCTCGAGAGCACCTGAACATTGATCAGCCGACCGGTCTGGTTCGGGATGGCCTGAAACGACGGATCCGCGCCGGCGCCGTTGTCGGTCAGCACGCGCCCGGTGGTGCCGATGGTGGCGAACGTCGGCGCCGATGTGCCCTGGCCGAGCACGACACCGTGCGCCGTCAGGGTCGCGAGGCTCGTGCCGCCCTGCGCGACACTTAGCGCCGTCGTGAGGCCAGACAGCGATGTGATGTCGTTATTCGCCCCGCTCGCCGCCGCGCCGAGGTTGCCGCGCGCGGACGATGCAGTCGATGCGCCCGTGCCGCCATTGGCGACAGCGACCGGCGTTTGCAGGCTGACCGTATAGGCGCCCCCCGAATTGGATACCTGAATGCCGGTGCCCGCGGCGATCGACGATACGGGGAGCGCCTGAAACGCAGGATTCGAACTGCTTCCGCTGCTCGTCAGCACCTGGCCCGCCACGCCCGGCGGCGCAAAATTCGGTGCGCTCGCGCCGTTGCCTAGCACAACGGCGAATTGCGTAAGCGTCGACAACCCGGTACCGCCATCTTCGACTGATACCGGCACCGTCAGGGAAAGCGTGATTGCGCCGGCGGCGATCGAGAGCGAAAGGCCGGCGCCCGCTTCCAGCAACTTTGCGTTCGGCAAATCCGTCGCGGCGGCCGACAGCACGTAGGCAGCCTGCTGGAGCGCCCCGATCTCCTGCTGCAGCGTCGCGGCGTCCACCGGCGAGCCATTGCCACCCGAGCGATTGAAAATCGCCAGCAAGAGCAGCCAGAACTCGCGCGTTGCGCGGCCCGTGGTGTCGACGATCGGGACTGCCTGGTTCGGCAGACTCGCGTTCGTGTAGACGTCGCTCATACTGCGATCAGGCTCGCACCGACCACATCGCGCGGAACGGGATCGGAGAATTTCACGTCATAGACGCGATCGCGCGCCTGACCCATACGCCGCCAGATGCAGCGGTTTTTCGTCTGTCCCGCCATACCGATCGAACGCCAGTGCTCATTGCCCCACGTCTGGCCACCATCATCGGACCAGCGCAGGACCGCTTGCGGGCTGCTGCCCTGCCCGGTCTGCACGCCTACGCCGGGCGTGAATTCTATCTGCAGCTGCGAATGAAACACGCGCTCGCGATTGTTCTTGTCCCACACATGCGGCGTGCGGCGCCATGCAACAAGGGGATTCCCGTTGTCGGTATAGACCTGACGTGAAAGCTGGTAGAGATTGCCGCTCGAGCAGTCGCCCACGATCGTCACGCCCGCAAAATTCATGACGCAGTTCGACAGGTGCCGGTGAAAGAGCCCAGCCACAGGGTCATAGCTCGCGCGCTCGTGCCACATATTGGTGGTCACGTCCCATACCCAGGTCACGTCGGCAGTCGGGAACGTCAGCACATAGAACTCGTGCTCGTCCTGCTGATACACGTAGCCGATCGCATCGCTGGTCACCGGATAACTCGCGATCGCGTGATTGACCGCGATCGTTGAAACATCGACGATCTGATACCCAAACGTGCGCTTGACGGCGTTCTGCCCGCGTTCGTTGGCCCCGAGCCAGATGAGGCTATCGACACCGCGCTGGGCGTCGCTGATGCGCGCAATACTGTGCTTTGCAGCGCAGCCTTGTTGCGGCGTGACGCCCTGCAGGCGAGAAAACGGGAACGTTGCATTCCCCGCATCGAACCAGACCTCACTGGTGCGCTCGCCGACGAGCCACAGTTCGCGGATGTTCTCATGCATCGTCACGAGCTGATCGCTGCTCGAATCCTTCAGCGAGAAGTAGCTGGCGTCCATCGCGGTCTTGCCGTTCCAGTAAAGCGGCGACGTGTAGAAGGTCTGCGAGCCGGGCTCGTTGAACACGAGCCAGCCATCGATGAAGGCCACACGATCCGAGCCCAGCCACGCCGGGTCTGTGATCTGGGTGACCGTCTTTGCGGTCAGGTTGACCACGTAGCCGTTCGGACCGTCCACGATCACAGCGATGCCGCCTGCGCCGTTGTCCCGAATGCATACAGGGCCGCTGGACGTCAGCAGCGAGCCGATCTGCGTGGCCGCCAGCGTGATGCCAGCCACACCCGCGGGCGTCGATCGCTGCGTGACCCAATAGACGGCAGCGCCGGAAACTACGATCGCCGCGGCGCCGCCCGGAAGCGTCCAGCAACCGCGGATCGGGCCGCTGCCCACCGTGAGCAGATTCAGGAGACCGGGCGTGCCGAGCAGCGAGCTGGGCGTCTTGGACTCGCCGTTCTGGCTGATTTCCACGTACCAGTTGACGCACTTCTCCGCGTCCTGCACCAGCATCGGCGCTTCGTACGCCTGGCCGACAAACGGGAACTGGCTCACTGAAGGAAGCCCCCGTGCAGGATCCAGCCCGCGTCATTCTTCGCGCGGCCCGCGATCGCATGGTCGTACGTGGCGACCGCCTGCTGCTGCGAATTCAGGTTCTTCACCGCGGCGCGCGACTGCGTATAGGCGAGCATCAGCTCCTTCGAGACGCTCTTGCCATACTCGGGTGCCAGCTCGATCGCGAGCGCATTCTTCAGGAAGCGCACATAGCCCTGCGGCAGGCTCACTTCCGTATTGAGCGTCAGGAAGTCCGTGAACAGGTTGTCGGTCCATAGGTGAACCTCGCCGCCCTGCGACGGGTTCGGGAAGAAGTACATCGTCGCGAGCGGGAACGCGGCGTCGTAATAGACCACCTTGGGCCACGGGCCCGGCTGGTTCTTCAGGCCAATGGCGGACCATTGCTCGACCGAGATCGGGCGCAACGGGTAATCGACCTGCGAGATACCGGACGTCGTGAGGCGCGTGAAGCCCGTGATGATGCGCAGTGGCCGCGGGATATTGATGTTGCCCGGCGTCGTGAAGTCGATCGGCTCCAGCACCGAAAACGTCGCGGTGGCCGGCGCCGACATCGTCACGGTGGCCGCGCCAGCGCTGAAGGCTGCAACCGTCGCGCCAGCCGGAATTCCAGCGCCGGTCAGCGAACCTCCGACCTGAATATTGGACGGCATGGCGGTGACGCCGGAGATGATGGCGCTGCCCTGCACCGTCGTGCCAAGGAACGTGCCGCCAGCCGGATTGCCGACCGTATAGATGTTCTGGCCGGACGACAGATCGAAAATGTTCTCGACGCGCTGGTAGCAGGCCAGGTGCTCATTCGACAGACTGTCGAGCAGATCGTTGAGCACATAGAGCGCGTCATTCGCATCCTCGGGAGGAAGCGTCTCGCCGGCCGCCAGCACATTGATGCGCTTGAGGGCGCCCTGCACCACGTCGAGAGCGGTCGCCATCAGTCCTCCGGCGTATTGGTGCCGTCAGTGCGCGGGCGCCCGCGCTTCTTTGCCGATAGCGATGCGAGGTCTTCGGTCCAGCCCTCTTCTTCCGCGCCCGTCTGTTCCTCCGCCGAATTCACCGTTAGCGTCTGGATGGCGCCAGAAACGAGCGCGCGCTTGAATGATTCGGGCTCCGGAAAACGCTCGCTCGAGCGGTAGAGCATCTTGGGAAATTCCATGGCTCAGGCGCTCACGACCGAAGGAAGCTGTTGATATTCGCTGCGCGTCAGGCTCACCAGATACGTCTCGGCGGTGGGCGTGATCGAGCTGGCCGTGACGTTGCCGAACTGCACCGCGATCTGACCGGCAGCGGGCACGCGGACGTTCGAAACAACGAGGCCGGAGGTATGAGAGGGCTTGTTGATCTCGACGAAGTCGTTGAGCTGCGTGCCCGGCAGGTTGTAGGTCGTTTCCACCGTCGAATTCGCGGGAATCGCCGTGCCGTTGTTCGGCGTGAGCGTGACCGCGAGCAGCTCCTCGAGCAGGACGTTGCCGCGGGTAATGGTCGTTGCCATCTGCTGTTCTCCAGAAGCGGGAGAGCCGAAGCCCTCCCTGGATGGTTAGAACGAATTCATGTAGCCCGAGCCAGCCGGGATGGAGTCGTTCGCCTGCAGGCGCGTGACGCGCACGGTGTAGGCGCCAGCAGCCGGCGTGATGCTCGACGCCGTGCAGTTGCCGAAGGTGATCGGCAGCTGGTCAGCAGTTGCGCCAACAACGCCCGGCAGCGTCAGCAGACCGGCCTGGAAGGACGGCCCCGCGAGCACCTCGCAGATGTCGCCCTGGGTCAGGCCAAGGCCCGAGCCATTGAAGGTCTGCTGCGCGGTCGTGTTGGCGGCCACAGCAGACGGCGTGAGTGAAACGGTGGCGATGACGGCGACCTTCTGGAGGTTGCCGACGGGCAGGCACGGTACGGGATTCGCCGTAATCGCCGGGCCCGGATTCGTCGTAGTCATGTTCCTTGCTCCTGAAAAAGGAGAAGCCGCCCGAAGGCGGCCTCAAGACGGTTAGCCGGCGACGCGGCAGGCGAGCTCGCGGTACAGCGACGCCCAGCCGTACAGCACATCCATACGGGTCGGGATTGCGTCGTTGTTGATCGTGTACTGGCGCACCACGCGGATCGACAGGCCGGTCTGCTTGTCTGCCGCGCGGCCCGCGAAGTGCACGCCGTCCGGCAGCTCAAGGTCGGCGCTCGCGAGCGTGAACGCGTTCTTGTGCATCGCGATCGACTGCGGGCTGTACGCGCCACCCGAACCAAAGACCGTGATCGAGGCGTTGTTCGCCGGCGCAGCCGATACGTTCTGGAACTGGCCCGCACTGATGATCGCGGGAGCGATCGTGAGCTGCAGGTTGCCCGAGCTGTCGGACGTGTACGCGCCGCCCACCACTTGCCCGAGGCCGTTCAGTACGTTCGCGAAGGTGCCGTTGGACGGCGTGCCGACGGCCGGACGCACGACGAACTGGCGAAGCTGGTTCGAGCCCCACTGTGAACGGTTCTGCGGGTTGACCGCGTACACGCCAGCAATCTGGATCACGTCGCCGACGTTCACGACGTTCGTCGATGCGCTCCAGCCGGTCGTGTACAGCGTGCCGTTGTCCTGCCAGCCCGACGTGATCAGCGCCGACGAGGTGCCCGACGTCGAGAACACCGGCGTGCCACCCTGCGCGCCGACCTTGTACGAGGCGATGTTCTGGCTCTGGTACCAGTCGAAGCCCAGCGTGTCGCGACCGAGCAGGCCCTTCTTGTACATCTCGCCGATCGAGGCCTGCGGGTTGAACAGGCCCTTCAGGGCGTCGGCCATGCTGATCATCGAGAACGGATCGAGCAGGATGGAACGCTCGCCGTCATCGGGCGCGGCTTCCGAATCCATGATCGCCTTGGCCGTCAGCGCGGTAAGCGCAGCGGTCGGCTTCGTGCCCGGCGTACCCACGGCGTTGGCCGTGTTCTGGTACGCGAACGTCGTACCGTCGAAGTCGATCTTATTGGCGATCGCGGCGACGGCCGGCTTGATGAGACGCCCGCGGAAGTCATCCATCGACAGCAGCAAGTCGGCCGTCGAGAACTGCGTATCGACGTGGAACTGCGTCGTGAGCGTGACGGGCACGCTCGATTCGACGAAGTCTTCGACGTTGAGCGCGGGACCAACGGTGCCCTTGAAGCGGGCCGGACGGCGGACGTTGACCGTGTAACCGATCTTCGCACCGGCAATGCCGAACTTTTCGTCGTACTCCTTGTTCACCTTGTCGGTGAAGACGATCTCGTTCTCGAGGACCATCAGCGCTTCATACGTGATCTCGCTGATGGTCAACATGGTGTTGGACATTTCAGGCTCCGTAAACGACGAAGCCCCGCTCTTGGCGGGGCTTCAATGGTTTGGACGCGTCATCGCTTTCGACTCGCCTTGGCCTGCTGCTCACGCATGGCCTTGTATTCCTGGTACGTCATCTGCGCGGCGGGCTTCTCAACCGGCGAGGACGCATCGGAAAGCGGATCGATGGGCGGTGGTGCTTTCGATTTTTCAGGTGCTGCAGTTGCTGCCTTAGCGGCAGGCTTCGGCTCTTCCTTCTTCGCGGCGGCAGGCGCTTCCTTCTCAGCCGCAAGACGGTCCTCGAGCTTGCCGAGCATGCGCAGCGCCGCAGTCGGGCTCATGCCCTTCAGCAACCGCGCTTCATCCGGGTTCTGTGCGAGGTAGTACGCAATCTGCGGGCCAATATCGCTCTCCACGACAGCGACGTAGATGTGGTTCGGCAGGTCCACTTCGGACTTGCCCACCACGTCATCGAAGTCGGTGAGCTCGGTCTTCGCCACCTCGAGGCGGCGATTCCAGTTATCGGACAGCTGCTGTTGCGCGGCATTGATGCGAGCCTGCTGCTCGTCCCGTTGTCGCTCCGCGAGCTTCTGATCCACCTTCCAGTCCGTCAGCGCCTCCTGATAGTCGTCATCGCTGACAAACTGGGCACGCTGCGGCTTGGGATCGGGGTCCTTCGGTGCGGGCATCGCCTGCGCGGCCTGCATTTGCTCACGGGCTTCAGCCAATTCGGCGCGCAATACCTCAATTTCCGTGCGCGCCTCGTTGCGCTCGTGACGCGTGCGCACGAGTTCCTCGATCAACGGCTTCTTCTTCGGCTGCTGGCCTTCCTGCGCGGTGGTTTCAGCGCCCTTCTTGCCTTCTTCGCCCGGTTTGGCAGGCTCATTGGCAGCGGGTGCCGCAGCAGCCGCAGGAGTTGCGGCCGGCGCGCCAGTGATGTGCTGCAGCAGGGTTTCGGAAGTGACAACGGTTGCTTTTTCAGACATGGATCTCTCCACGATGCCCCAATGAAAACGCCCCACGCGGCGGGGTAACCGGGTGGGGCGAGAGTGAAACCAAATTCAGTTAATTGACGGCGCTTTCCTTGGCTGCCGTGAGCGCCTCGCGCTTGTCGCGCGTATCGAGGTGGGCGAGCAGCAATGCCACCTGCCCCTTGATCTCTTCGATGTCGCGCGCGGTGGTGTCGCGGCTCGCGATGTCGTGGCGCTTCGTTTCGTCCTGCATGGTCGTGCGCTGGGTCTCTCCCTGCTGCTTCATCTGCTCGATGCTCATGCGATATTTACGCTCGAGCTCAGCCTGCTGCAGGGCCTGCGCTTGCTGCTTGTTCTGAGCGATGAGGTGAGCGATGAGCGCCTTCGCCTGGTCAGGTACGTCGTCCGGGATCTGCGATTCCACACCCGCAATCGGGTTTGCCGCGGCAAGACGGTCCGCGATCTGGTCGGCGCCCGGCCAGTCGAACTGGCGCACCACGATGTCGTCGGCCACCATGGCGACCTTCTCGCCGATCGGCGTGCCGAGCAGCCCCAGCATGTTCTCGGCGTTTTCCTGACGCTTCGTCTGGTAGCCCGGGCCCGTGTCGATCACGATGTCGTATTCGCCCACCGTCACGTCGTTGAGCACCTGCTGTACGACGCCCAGCTCGTCGGTGACCTTCTGGTTGATCGTCACACTGTCCGGCACGCCGTCTTCGCCAATGATGCGAATGACGCGCTGCGTGTCGTAATAGTGGGGGATCCAGTCCAGGATGATCTGGCCGGTATGCTGGATCGACCGGCACAGGTTGTCGTAGAAATGGAAGTTGCTGCGGTCCGACTGCTGCTGTCGACGCTGCACCATCACGCCCGACGTTTCCTGCCCTTCTGCGCCCAGAGCGGGATCGAACATGCCCGCAACAGCCTTCATGTCCTCCGACGCGCCCATCGCTGCATTGACCTGCGCGGCGGGCATCCCCTGCGGCTGCTGTCGGATCGGCGGCGGAATCGGCGTGCCTTCGAGTGATACGGCCTTGTACTTCAGGTGCGAGTAGCTGCGATTGTTCGCGTTGTCCCACTCTTCCTCGTGGCCTTCGATCTGGTTTTCTTCGATGAGCCAAGGCGCTTTCGGTGCGAGCGCAACCACTTCGGTTTCAGACGTGCGCCAGTAGTTGTACATGCGCTGCGGATCCTGCAGGCCGCGCACCATGCCATAACGAATGACCTTGCCCTCGATGTCGTATTCGGCACCGTAGACCGGCACAACGGGAATCCAGCGGCCCGGCAGCTCGCGCTTGTCGAGGATCTCCAGCGCGGTCATCTTGTACCACATGACCCGGCGGCGCACGGTATCGCGCTCCTGCACCACCGTGATGCCCTGCGCGTCCAGATCTTCCTGCTTGACCTGCGACTTATAGACGTTTTTTCCCGTGCTCAGCTGCCACAGCGTGTCGGGCACCTTCTCGATCTTGAAGTACTCCGCAACGCGAATTTCATCCCCGTTAGCCCAGTCGCTCAGGTCGTCGCCTGCGCCCGTATTCTTGAAATCGATCCACTTCGCCTTCGGATACTTGCGCTGGAATTTCTTCTTGCGCATGCGATCCGTGATGATGCACCACTCCGCATCCGAACCGTCCGGCTCGATGCTCGACGGGTCGAAATAGACCGTGAACGGGTTGCGCACGCGCGCGAGGCAGATCTCCTGATCGAAGCTGTCCTCGCGCACGTAACGCGTATTGATGCGCCAATACCCCCAACCCATGCGCACCTGAAAGTCCGCTGCCGTGTCATAGGCCACGTCGGCGCGGCTCTTGACCTGAATGTGGCGCATCAGCCCTGCCACCACATTGGCCTTCTGCTTGTCAGCACCACCAGCAACAGCGTGCACCGTGATGCGCGGTCGCTGCTCGCGCATGTTGTTCACGGCCTGACGCACGAAGCTGTCGGTCTTGTTGATCACCAGACATGGACGATGCTCGAGCTCGCGCGCGGTCTGGATCATCGTCGGCCACTGGTCGCCAGCGGAAAACTTCAGATCGTTGAGCGCCTCGGCGCGATTGTGCGACTCGGCCTCGACGCACGTCTTGAGGTTCTCGTTGCACTCAATGATGACCGCGTTGCGGTCCGACACAATGGGGCGGCCGCGCTCGTCGATAATCACAGCTCCACCCCCGCGGCTTTCATTTCAGCCAGACGACGCGCCTTGTACTCGGCATATCCCGCGACGTGATCGCGCTGCGGCCGACCGCGACCCCAATCCCAATTCACAGTCGGCAGCGTCTGACCCGTCAACGCATTCCACCCACGGAGATGGGCTGCATAGACGGCATTCGAAAACGCGCGGCGCACCCCCCGCATGCGTCGATCGCCCCGCTTCTTTGAAATCGGGCCTTCTACGACAGACGCAACGCCGCATGGCAAATGGGAAATGTCGACACGCACGAAGGCGCTGTCGCCTCGCATGAAGAACGAGATATGAGGCTTCGTGCGCTGCTTCATCCCATCCACCCGCCGCGAGAAGCTTTAACGATACGGTCAGCAGCGCGAGGCTTCGCAGTGGGCGTCACGCGCTTGATCGCGCGCCGCGCCCCCTCGCACGCATAGCGCAGGGCATCGATCACGTGGTTGTCCTTGTCTTCGAGGATGGGAAGAACCTGATCCGTCATCGGATCAGTCTTGTAGCGGTACAGCGACAGCTCATCGATCGTGTGCACGCAACGCGGGTGCACGATGATGTCGAAACTCTTGAGGAACTCGATGCCCTCTTCCAGACTGCCCGGGCCCTTCACGGCGCGCACGATCTTCGGAAAGCCGTGCTTCTGCATGTGGCTGATCGTCTCGGGCCGCGACGAGTCCGCCGTGATCGGCCACTTCTCCGCGTCCGGCACACTCATGAAAAGCTCGGGCAGGTTCACGATCTCGCAGCCGACCTGATACGCCTCGTAATCGACGTAGAGCGCATTGCCTTCGAGCGAGCAGCGAATGAGCACGCTCGGATCGACCGAAAAGCCCCAGTCCGCACCCAGGCGGAAGATCGTGCCCGGCGCGCGGTCGAACTCCTCGACGCGCCAGTTCTTGAACACGCGCGCCTCGCTGCTCTTCTGGTAGTCGCCCAGCCAGATGTGCGTGTACTTCTCCGGGTCCCGCCGACGGTCGTATTCCATCTCCTCGACCAGCGGCGTATCGCCAAACCACGGGTTATCGCAATAGTTCGCCTCGACCACCACGGCGCCCGGTGGCGCATCGCCACCGCGTAACAGCACATCGACCGGGTCAGTCGGGAAGCGCGGATTCCACGAGAACCACAGTTCACTGGCCGGCTTGCGGATCGTCGGGCGCAGCATGTCGAGCGACTTCTGGCTCAACGTCTGCGCTTCCTCCACCCAGGCGATGTCGTAACCTTCAAGCGACTTGATCGACTCGGCCGTATGGTTGGCCATGCCCTCGAAGATGATCTGTCCGCCGTGGATGCTCTTGATCAGCGCGTCCTGCACCTCGAAGTAGTAGCCCGCGTTCATCGTCTGGATCTTCGACTCCAGAAGCTTCTTCACGGACTGCTGCAGCGACTTCTGCTTCTCGCGAACACAGACGATATCGGTCTTCTCGATCGCCGAGCGCTCGATCACGGACTCGCCGAAGAAATGCGATTTGCCCGAGCCCCGCCCACCGTGCGCACCCTTGTAGCGCGCAGGCTCCAGCAGCGGAGCAAACACCCGCGGCGTGTCGAGCAACAGATCGCTCATTTCGACGTGACGACCTTCGCATCGATGATGCGGCGCGTGATCGAGCCGATCTTGCCCTTCTCAGGGTTGTTGAGCCGTTCGATCTGCTCCTTGTTCGCACGCAGCAAGTCGCGCGGAATTTCGCTCGCCTCGTTCGCCATCTTTGTGAGGGTCGAAATGCCAGCAAGCGTAACAACACTCTTCTTGCTCAGCGGCTCCGCATCGTCGATCTTCCCGATCTCAGCATGCGCAATACCAGAGAGACGATGCGCGGTCGCCGCGCCGAACCGCGCCGCGCCCGCGAGATGTTCACTAATGGCTTTCAGGTCGTCCGCAAGTGAACGCGCGGCCATCTGTTCAGAAACGTTCAGGAACGAAAGCGCGCGCTCAGTTTCAACTATTTGATTCGCAACGCTTTTCACAGCCTGATGGCGTTTCGAAACGCGCGCGGAAATCGCGGCCTTGCTCACGCCGAACTCGCGCGCGAGCGCAGCAGCCGATTCGCCCGCCAGAATGCGCTTGCCGATGGCTTCCCACTGCGCATCGGTCAGCTTCGACGGGCGTCCCATTACTGCACCTCGGCCAGAAAACGCCGCTCGATTGAGCCGACAACGCCCGTGTCGACGAGCTCGACCGTGAGCCAGTTGCTATCGCCCACCACATCGTCACGGCAGTTGTAGCCAGGGTCAGAAATGACGCGCACGCGCTTGCCATCATTCGGACTGGCCGGGCAGCAGATCACGTGCGTGGCTTCCATCACGCCGCTCCGCGCCAGCCGCTGATCGAATACGTGAAGCCACGATCGCCGACGCGAACCATCAACGGCACGCGATAGCTGAGCGCGCGCACACGAGCGGCCATGTGGCGAGCGGCGTCGAACGCTTCGAGGTGGGCTCGAAGCGCAAGGCTGAGCGCCTGGTCGTGCGCGCTCACTCGAAAACCCCGCACACGTCCGCTTCCTGCATGATCAGGAAGCGCTCCGAGCCTTCGAAATACTCCTTGTGCTGGAACTCGCCGAAGACGATGCGCTGCCCCGGGGAGACAACGAGCTCGCGCCGGCGACCATCGCGACCACGCTTGCCCGGGCCCACAGCGATAATGATGCCGGTGCCACCGAGCTGGCGCTGGCTCTCGATGTTCTCGCTCACCTTCACGAGCAGGCCTGCGGTGGTGATGTCCTCGCGCAGCGCGTCAGGGCGCACGAGAATGCGGTCGTCGGTCGGCTGGATCATTTCTTCTTTCCGAATGCGCGGCGCGCGGCCGCGTCGATCTTCTTGCGTTCGGCCGACGTGGCGAAGCGCTCGCGCGATTCAGCATTCGCGATATGCGCCTTGTCCTCGAGCGGAAACGCACGATCCTTCGGATCGGCGAAATCCTTCGCGGACAGCTTCTTGCGCGCGAGGGTGCTCAGCTTGGCCATCAACGGTCCTGAAAAAGAAAAGCCCCAGCGCGCCGGGAAACGGGCTGGGACAAAGCTCGACGCACGAGGAGGCATCGAGAGGAAACACGGAAACGAAAAAGCCCCGCGCGGCTCTCACCGGGCGGGGCTGTTTTCTATGGACGAACGCCGTCCAACTGGTTCCGGAAATTACACGGATATCCCAAAGTCGTCAAGGTTTTTCAAGCTACCGCAAACCGAACGATCCAAAATACCCACCGCGACCATCTGCGGACACAAGATCGCCTTGGCGCGCCCGTACTCAGCGTCAAGGCTCAATCCATCACCCAACCGGGCGCTTCCCCATACCGAGGCACCGCTCAGGAAATTGCGCATCGACGCGTTGATAGCAACGCGCGCGCGCGTGTCGAGCCTCTGAATCATCGGCTCCAGCTGCCGCCCGATCGACTTCTTGCGCGACCATTCAACCTCAGCATCGAGCTCGTCGTAATCCATCCACTGGCGGCTGCTGCGAAAGTGCGCGCAGGTGCTGTCGAATGCCTGGTAATCGGTGCCCGCGTTATAGCCCATGCTCCACTCGTACCAGTCCAAAAGCAGTTCGTCGATTCGGTCCATAGGCCCCCGTCAGCCCGTTATGCTGCAATGCTCAAAATCTGCGCGTGGAACTGCGTTCGCTGTCCAGGCTCATCTAAACGCCGCTCGCGCGATCGATTTCGCTCGCGGATCGCCGCCTGCTCGGGCCGCTGAAGATCCTTGATGCGATCGAGCAACGCCATCACGTCGTGCGGATCGACGATGATTTCCTCGGTTCGCGCGAGCGGCGTCGCGAAGATGCCGAAGTCGTCAATGCTCTTTCGCTCGGTCGAAATGAACTGCGGCATCGCGTCGATGGGCGAGAAAGCACTGACGTTGTCGTTTGTCACGACATGCAGTGCCGACGCCATATAGGCGATGCTGAAATCGAGCGGCCTGTCCCTGAACGGCGACCGGTCGTAAAAGTCGAACTCGATCGTATTCGTGATGCCGCGCAACTGCAGATCGCGATGGCGCATGGCGATGCGCACGCCATAGCGGTGGAAATCCTGCTCGGCCGACAACTCCCAGCCAGCCTGCTGCAGGGCAGGTAAAGTCGCCACCCAACCGCAGAAGTGCACGCGGTGGGGCAGCGAAAGGACGCGATGGTCAGAAAGAGCCATCAGCAATGCTGGCCATCAGGTCGTCGTATTCGCGGCGCAGGTTCACAAGCACCTGCTCCGCCGTCTGGATCTGCTTCAGCTTCGTGACGACGGCGCGCTTGGCGCGGCTCTGTGTCTCGTCGCGGACCTCCTTTTTCGCTTCTTCTTCGAGTGCTTTGATATCCAGCATGACTGCTCTCCGTTGGTAAGTGGGTTAAACCTTGCGCTCGATCGCCTCGAGCTCGGCGAGGATCTGCTCCACGGTCCGCGTCTCAAAGCCCGCCAGCAGGCGCTTGATATTCAGCACGTGCTGACGGACCTCGCTACTGGGGACGGCGGAAGTTTTGGCTGCCAGCGTGCCGGCGGCTTGCAACGCAGCTTGGGCAGACAATGCTGCGGCGCTTGCGGAGGCAGCGTCCGCAGCCAACGCACTGCCGTTTGGGTCAGCTGCACCGGGGACACCGCCACCAGCCGATCCATTCGCACCCGCCGCCGCAGCGCCGGCATCGGTCGGCGCGTTTCCCGCCTCCACGCCCTCCGAAGTACAACCGGATCCGTCTCCCTCACCACCAGCCGCGGCCATGCCCGTAACCTGCGACAACGACGGCAACGCAAGCGAGCCAGAAAGCGGCGTTGAGTCCGCGAGGGGTCCGCCAGCAGCTCCCTCCTGCGCCCCCGGGCCGCTCGGGGTGGGCGAAGTAGCAGACGTCGCAGAGCCCTCCAACGCTGTCGGGGTGGCCGCATTCGCGGCAAGGACGTTTCCCGCTTCACCCGCATTGCCATCGCCAGAGACAGGCGACAAAGACAACTCCCCCACATCACCTTGCGGCGCGGAACCAGACTGGTTTTGCGTCGACAGGGCAGCATTCAAAGCCTGCCCGGGCGTGGCGTTTCCCGGGTCAGCTCCAAGGAAAGCCCCCGAAGGGTTCGCCTGGGTCGTCTGGGTCGATGACGCCGCATCCGAACTCGTCGCAGTGGCGCTGCCATCCGTCGCAACCTGGGCAGCGCCGATCACGTTTCCCTGCTCACCGGCGGCCGGAGTCGCGCCCGATTCCGCACCGACGACAGAGGTCGTACCGGAAGTACCGGACGGTGCGGCTCCCGCAGATACCACATCGATCTCCCCCTGCGCGGCCGCGCCAGCCCCATGCTCAATGGCGCCGTTCGAGCCCGGCGCACCTTGCGCAGACATCTCGCCCTGCAACGGCCGGCCCGACGAGGCACCACCAGCAGCGTTTCCCTCACCGTCCAGGTGAAGTGCGTGCTCGAGCTTCTGCTCGAAATTGCGCAGCTCGCCAAGAAGGCCCGTCGATTGGTTCTGTTGCTCTTCGCTCATGCCTACTTTCTCCGATTGAATTGAGGTCAGACAGCCGGCTGCGCAACCGCGCGCACCAGCGCCATGATCCCGGTCTGGATATCCGTCTTGCCGATCGCCGCCCAGCGCTGCGGCTCGGCCTCCATGAAGCGGCGATATTCCCTGCACTCATCACTGCCGCCCTGCTGCCACGGCTCATACGTCGTCGACTTTTGGGCGGCGGCTTTCTTCGCCTCGGCATCCGTCGACAGCAGACCAGCCAACTGCGCCTGCAAGCCGAGCAGCTCGGCGCCCTTCTGCTTGATCTGGTTCATCAACTCGATTTCGGCCTGCGAGAGCTCGCGATAGCCGGCAATCTTGCGGTGCTGGTTTTCCACGTCTGTTTTCTCCGATTGATTTGCGGGGCGCCCGGGGTCTTATGCGCTACATCCGCCGCCCCAGCTCACGGGCCACTCCACGAGTTATTCGACGATCAGCCAGTCGTCCGCCAGCATGTCCGTCTGGCTGGCCAGCCAGCCCATCAGGATTTCGCCCGTGGCGGTTTTCATCGTGATCGACGGCAGCACGACCGCAACGCCGCCGGGCTGGGATTCCGCATACTCTCGATTCGCGGGCGCCCAGAATCCAGCTGCCGGCACCTCTCGGCCACCGTTGCACGACAGCGCGAGCCACATGCCCTTCCCGTTCCAGCCTGACCGCGCGACGCGATGGCCTTTCTTCAGCGCCTCGAGCGCGAGGCCGAACGACATTTCGTCAGTTTCGCGGTAAGCGCCCTCGAAGGCCTCGGCGGGACTCCAGCTGCGATAACCGTCCGGATACAGCACGTTGTAGCCGTCGCGGCCATCGTGCACGGCGGGCGCCGCACACACGATCTTGGTTCCGATATAGCGCTGCATGAATGCTCCTGAGATTGGTCAAACGATGACGGTGAACGAAATGCCCCAATGCAACAGCCAGTCGACCATCTGGGCGCGAAGGTCGGCATTGATCGGGAACGGAAACGCAACCTGCAGGCGGCCGCCAGCGAGCTGCTCGAGCTCGCCCGCGAACGGGCAGCCCTCGAATGCGACAAGCTGCTGCTTCGTGGCCTCGTCAACGCGCTGACGGCTCTTGTGCGCCAGCGTTGCGGGAACATCGGCCCATTGGATGTAGGCGTATGCGCTCACGATGCGTCCTCCAGATTCCATTCGCGATCGCCGCTGTCCATAAACGCCGCCAGCGACTTGCGGTTCTTGCTCACCAGCGCCTTGCAGCGCAGGTATTCGGGCGTCACCCAGTTCGAGCGATGCGTCTCAACGGCGCGGCGGCGATCCTCGGGCACAAAAACCTCTACCTCGACGCGTTCGGCTTCGAACGTGCCGTCGCGATTGACGAGGCGGCGCACGGCGCGCACGCGCGAATTGAGCTCGCAGTCCCCGGGCACGTAGGTCAGGCGGCGATAGCGGCCGACCTCGACTGCGACAACGCTCGGCACCTCGACCGTGAGAACGAGCTTCATCGCGCATCTCCGTAAAGCCGCTCGATCGTCGCGTTGAGAAGGTCGATCTGCGTCACCTTCAGGATCCGCAGGTAGGTCTGGTCGCCGTGCACGCCGTTCTTCCCCTGGTGGCAGTCGTCGTGGCAAAGCGGCACCGTGCAGAAGTCCCCCGCGCGCTGCGCCCCGCCGTGGCCGACGCGAACGTGATGCACGTCTGTCTTCGATTCCTGCGTGCGGCCGAGCAGCGTGCAGCAGATGCAGGCCATCTTCGCGACGCGACCCATGTGGGCGCTCTCACGCTTGTTCGGACGGTGCGCCATGGCCAACCCTCAACATTTCACGCATCGCCGTCTCGACCACAAGGTCTGCAGACGGCCACCACGTTGAATCACCCGTTGCTTGCGACCACTCATCGGGAGCAACGACACTTTCCTCAATCGCCAGATCCGAACGCCATACGACCCGCCGATTCGGCGCACCGCGATTGCCAGACCGGCGCTGTTGCCGCTCCCGGAGATAGCCCTGCAAGACGAGCGCGCGCGTGAGTGTGCGAGCCTGTTTCCCGCAAATCTCCAGACGGACAGCGATCTCGTTGCAATCCATTTCGCCGGTCTCCTCGACCATGCGCAGCACGGCAAGCTTCGTGGGATGCATCACGCCGGCACTGAGTGCACTTTTCCTCATGGTCAGAACGGAGGCGTGGTCAGCGAGCCGCCGGCGTACGTCGTGCGGTGCATGTTGTCGACGCGGCGCGCGGCGATTGATTCGAGCACCACGAACAGCGTGCCCGGGTGCGTGATCGCGAGCCGCTCCGCCTCTTCCGTCGCGGCCTTTTCGGTCGGGTGACGGAATTTCGGCGGCGTCGCGCCGGTCGGCGACCAGACGAGCCAGAAGGCCTGTTCGGTTTGCGGGTTCATGATGCGTAGTCGTCCACGGGCATGAGCGCGTCACCGAACGTGGTGCGCGCGAAGTGGTAGAGGTCGACGGCGTTAAAGCGCTGCGCGTCATTGAGCACGAATTCGATGGCGCGGGGCTCGCGCGAGGCCTTGGCCACGAGCACGCGGTACGAGCGCCAGTCCTCGTCGGCTTTGCGCTCGCGCATGCCCAGCTCGGCAGCGCGCGCATCGACACCGGGCTGCGTCTCGAACCATGTCGTCGGATCGAACCCATCCGGCTTGCCGGTCTGCTTGTCCGCCAGCACCTGGTCGACGAACGATGCGACGAAGCCTACGTAGGTCGGGTGATCGCTCTTGTCTCGCATACGCGCCGCCACAGCGAGACCGTGCGCTTCGCGCAGCAGGCCGGGCGTCACGCCCTTTCCGACCCACGCCAGCACGTGAACGCGGTCCCGGCTTCGATCGATCGTGAGGTCTTTGGCGCGTGAGCGCTCCAGAGATACCAGTAGCTCCGAGAGCTCACGCTCCGGCTCCGCGTTTACGCCTTTCGAATTCACAGCAGCAGCGGCAGCAAAGTTATCCACACCGCCATCCTCACGCGCGTTGCTGCTGTCTCTGCTCTCTAAAGCAATATCTGCTTTATTGGGGTCCAAAATTGGAGGGGCTTGACGTGGGATTTCACCCCCCTTGACGTGGGATTTGGAGGGGCTTGACGTGGGATTTAGAGGGGCTCCAGTTTTGGAGGGGCTTGATTTTTCACCCCTCTTGGCCGATTTGGCCGAAGAGGCTCCAAATTTGGAGGGGCTTCGTTTTTGGACTGGCTTACCCTCGTATTCCTCACGCGAAGGCGGACTGAGCGAGATGGTTTCCCCAGTGCGCTGGTCGATAGCCTGCACGATGACCGACCCGGCAGGCGCCACCATCTGGTACACGACGATGCTGCGCGTCTCGCCAATGCGCTTTTGAGTCTCAATCAGATAGCCGAGTACAATCAGCTTCGCGCGCGCCTTGCGAATCGTCTGGATGTTCAGCTCCGTGTCCAGGAGGAGTTCCTCATTGGTCACCCACGTGCTGTAGTCCTCGCTGGCCCAATTCGCGTAGGTCTTCAAAACGGTCTTCGTCGTGGAATCACCCACGCGCTGGCGTTTCGCCCATTGGAAGGCGTAATGACTCACGGACGCTCTCCTAATGCCCGCAGGGCAATTCGCCGCGCTCGTCCTTCGTCGAGCCGCAGGAAATGCATGTGGTCGGCGCAGCCTGTTCGCTAGTCTGCGCGGCGCGCTCATCCTCAATACGAGGTATCGCGGCGGATCCGAAGAAACCATCCCCCACCGTCACCCAGACGCCGACGAGCATTGACTCTAGGCCGAACATGCCGCCTCCCCGAGGTTGACGCGATAGACAACGGTCTTGCCCGGGCCCACCAGCCGCGTGATGTGGCCGTCCTGCTCGAGCTCTTTCAGATACGTGCGCACCGCGCTGTCGCTCACACCGCAGCGAAACGCGATCTCGCGGATAGTCAGCTCAGCCTCGGACGACTGGAGGCGCGCCTCGCGCGCGACGTAACACAGCACCAGCTTCTTCAAGCCAGGCATGTCGAGAGGCCAGACGAAGTTTTCGTGATAGAGGCTCATGCACGCACCAGCCAATGGCTCGCGAAGCCGCGAAGCCAGGAAAAGGTGTAAAGGAAGGACAACACGAAAATCCCGTACTGGTGGGCTTTCCACGTTGCGTAGAACCAGAAGGGCTGCGATGCGAGGCCGAAGAAGCACGCGTAGCGACGGCGCGCCACGTGCTCATCCTGAGACAGGAAAACGGCCGCCACACTCAGCAATCCGATGGCGATTTGCTCGAGCATGCGAATCAGCGGCCGCAGTTCCCTAGGCCCTGACGGGCGCACTCGCACGACGCCCCGACCTCGCAGAGCGTCGTGATGGCGTCGAGATAGCGGCGCGTGACCAGCGAATGGCCGAGCACGCCCAGCACCGCGTCGAGCTTGTCGATCGTGATGCCCGCCTGTCCCGACGTGATCTTCGAGAGCATCGAGCGGTCCCAGCCCGTTGCCTCAAGAATCAGGTTTTGGCGATCCGAGTCGCGAATCGCGTCGCGCAGCGCATGCTCGAGACTCGGCTTGCGCGAGCCCGGCGTAAACGGTCCGTTCATTTGTATTCTCACCCGTTCAAATCCCCGGGAATGCTTGTGCATCCCGGTCCTACTACATTGCGGCTATCGCCAACGCCGCTTGTTAGAAGGAGCCTCCAGCCATGTCAGAATTGCGTACCCCTACGTCAATCCCTTCCACAACCAGAGGCTCAAATGACAACAGAACTCGAAAAACTCAAAACACTCGTCGTTGCACTGTCAGAACAAGTCGTCGCGCTAGCGACCAGAGAGACTGTCCACGTCGCGGCGATTCATGCTCTTGCCGAATCTCATCCGTCGCCTGCAGAAGTCGAACGACGCTTTCGCGATTTGATCGAGACAATGCTTGGATGTCAGGACGACTCGCCGCCGACGGAGGCGCAGCAGCAGACCCAGCTTCAGACGACGAACGCATTTCTTGCGTCCCTGAAGCGAGAGGGGCCTCGTTAAAAGCGATTGAAGCGCCGCGCCCGGGCTGCTCCCAATTGAACCGCGGGCGGCTGCGATCAAACCACCTGCCAACTGACTCTCGGCGAGCCACCGACGCGAGTCGCGCGGCAATCTTTGCAGTGCGCGCTCGACGGCGTTGGCGCAATTCCTCGGGTGTCAGCGGGCGCTTCATGCTTGCCCCTTCCCTACATGCGGCTCCGCGCCTGCAGGCGGTTGTACGTCGTCTGTCGTGCTCTCTGTTTCCGGTTCGGGTGCGCTTTCTGCGTCGCCCTTCCCCGTGGCTTTCCTTTCAATCAACGGAACCGCAGAAGCCGGGCGCATACGCGCAACCGGTTCGGGACAGAGCCGGTCATGAAGGCCGATCAAACGCTGCCCGACCTCCCAACGCAGGCTGGACTGTGCTCCGGAAGCGAGCCCAGAGACGGTCGATTGCCGCACTCCGATCTCGGCCGCTATTTGCACTTGGGTAATGCCCTGCTCAGCAAGCCGGGCTAAGAGGAGTTTCCAGTTCATGCTACGAAGAATATCGGCAGACCGATACAAAGTCAATCGGATTGCCGATTCTTGAAATATCAGAATGCCGATATGGCTACGATCATTAGAACGTTTGGCGATCGCCTCAAATGGGCGCGCAAAGAGAAGAAGCTCACGCAGAGCGTTGTGGCAGAACGATTGACCATGTCGCAATCGCTGCTTTCTGAGTTGGAGAACGACAAATATGAGGCGTCGATCTGGACGCCTCACCTAGCCCGTCTTTACGATGTAAACGCCAGTTGGCTTGCGTCTGGTCAAGGCTATCCGGATGCTAAATCGTATGGGGCGCCCTTCGAAAACGCGTCTCAAGCCACGGGAGGGATGCGCCGCTATCCCGTTTTGTCCCACATCCAGGCTGGGCGCCTGACAGAGATCGAAGCGCCTTACGCGCCCGAAGACGGCTTCGCCGTCGAGTACGGAGACAATGACGCTTCCCGATGGGCGTTCTTCCTTGAAATCAAGGGTGATTCGATGACCCCTGATTTCAAGGACGGTGACCGGGTTCGCATAGACCCAGAAGTCATTCCGCGCCCTGGCGACTACGTAGCAGCGCGCAATACCAAGGAAGAGGCCACATTCAAGAAGTACCGCGTCCGCGGCACCGACCCAAATGGGAATGAGATCTTCGAGCTCGTCCCCCTCAATCCCGATTACCCGATCATGCGCAGCGACGAAATGCAACTTCGCGTGATCGGGACGATGACCGAGCACCGTCGGAAGTATCGAAGAACTAGGTGAAGCGTTATTTTTCGGAGGCGAGCGAGCCGCATTTGAAATCGACCTCGCCGGATGAAATCTTTCCGAACCCTCCGTTACCAGAGTCGGTCGCCTGCAAAACCTTCATCTCTTTGCCACTCCGCTTGCAATAAGCGTCTGCTTTTTCGAACGCCGAAGCCTTTTGCGCCGGCCCTGACGACCAGCCCATGGTGCTGTGACTTGCCACCATGAATGTGTCCGACCCGGTCGAAACAACGTCTGTGACGCCTGCGCAACCGGCAACGCCAATCGCTGCAAACACGGCAACCGATGCCGACTTCCTGATATTCCACATCGTGTCCCCCGTCCCATCTTTCATTGCTGTTGAATGAATCCGCAGCATAGCCAGAAAAAATATCGGCTATCCGATTGACTTATATTATCGGATAGCCGATACTTCGCCTCACCGTCGTCACATACGACGCGGCGACAACCGAGGCGATCAATGTCACATCTCCTGCAAGCCATTCAGCTCCCTGAACTTCAGGCCGGCGAAATCTACGTCGGCATCATCGGCGATCAGTCCGGCAATCTCCATCACGTGATCCTCCTCCCCGGCGAGCGCACCGACGTCAACTGGAAGGACGCCAAGGAATGGGCCGCATCTATCGGCGGCTCACTGCCCAACCGCATCGAGCAGGCCATGCTCTGGGCACGTTGTCGCGATCAGTTCGAGCCGGATTGGTATTGGAGCGAGGAGGTCTACGAGCGCAATTCCGGCTGGGCCTGGTCTCAGGACTTCCGCTACGGCACCCAGAGCCGCGACCACCAGTACTACGAGCTTCGCGCTCGCGCCGTCCGCAGATTGTCGATTTAGTCATTCATCAATTCGTTCGGGGAGTGACGATGATCACAATCGATCGCATCGAACAGACGCACGTTCAGCCCGTCACGCGCGCCGAGGCGCGGCCCAGCGGCTATCCGCGCATGGCCGACGCGGAGCTCGAGCAGTACGCGCGGCGCACCACGAAGCGGCCCCTGCTCTGCTTCGCGCTCCTCGCCTCGACGCCGTTTCTTGTCGAGATCATCGACCGCCTGCTCGGGGCCTGGTGATGTGGGCGCTCTTCAAGCTTTGGGCCATCGCGTTCGTGGTGCTCGGCTTCTGGGCGCTCGCAGTCGGCGTGATGGAGCAGCTCGACCATCACACCGTCACGTGTCACGCGAAGAGCTGCACCTGATCCCGAAAACGCTCACCTATGTACAGCCTCGAAACGTTCGCACTCCTAGTTGCCGCAGTCATCTGCGCTGCGGCTGCCGGCGTGGGCATCGGACTGCTGATTGAGCGCCTCCGGAGGAAGTGACATGCACGCATTGCCACCCGTTACGCCCGAGCAGATCGCCCGCGAATTCCGCGAAATGCGCTGTACAGGCTCCGCAATGGAAGCGCTCTCACCGGGGCCGCTGCGCCGCGTGCTCGAAGCAGCCGCACGTCGTCGCGTGAAGCATGAAGAATCCAGGCCACGTGCAATCGCGCACGACGGCCGCCGCCGCGCAAGCGGCGATTTTGAGTAACCAATCCCCATAAAGGTGAACCTATGTCTGCTCGACCCATCATGGACACGCTCCGCCATATCGGCGGCGGCACGTTCCTCGACAACGCGAGCGACGAGCTGGCCGCGCTCGTCAATGCCGTGGACGCCAGCGGCAAAGGCGGCACGATCACGCTGACCATCGCTGTCAAGAAGGCCACGCGCGGCGGCGCAATGCACATCGCGGGGAAGGTCACCGTGAAGAAGCCCGGCGACGAGCCGATGGAAGCCATGCTCTTCGCGACGCCCGAAGGCAATCTCATCGCCGAAGACCCGCGTCAGGCAAAGCTCGACATCAAGCAAGTCTCCGGAGCATCGGACGCCCCTCCGACGGCGCTCAAGACGGCCTAACCCCCCCCTCCATCCACACAGGACTCGAAGATCACATGGAAGCGAAACACGAACCGAATCTCGCGGAAACTCTTGCGCGCGAGCTGAAGACCCCCGTCGAGATCGCATCGAATACCGCCGCCGCGCTTCGTCGCGTCGCGCTGCCGCCGGGCTGGACGCTCGAGCAGCAGGACGACTCGGGCAAGCTGGCCGCGCCGCTACGCAAGCGCGCTGTCGTGCGCCTGAAGGACGCCGACAGCTTCATCGACTACGTGAAGCGCCACGGCTCGCTCACCGACTGCACGATCTGGTGCAAGGCCGACTACGTGAAGGGTGAAGTGGCCTTTACCGGCATCATCAACGACCACGGCGCCGATCCCGAGCGCGCCGCGTGGCGCGATCACCGCGCCTTCTTCTCGCCGGAGTTCAGCGAGGAATGGCGCCGCTGGACGAGCAAGCACAAGCAGGCCATGAGCCAGACCGAGTTTGCCGCGTTCATCGAGGATAACCTCAAGGACATCGCCTCGCCGGACGGCGTGAGCCTGCCGACCGGCGCGATGATGCTCGAGATGGCACTCTCGTTCGAAGCCACGCAGGACATGCGCTTCAAGAGCGCGATCCGCCTCTCCAACGGCGGCGTCAACCTCTCGTTCGTGCAGGACGACGACGCACAGACGCTCCAGAAGATGGCCGTGTTCGAGCGGTTCGCGATCGGCATCCCGGTCTTCTGGAACGGCGACGCATACCAGGTCGACGCGCGTCTGCGCTACCGCGTGCGCGACGGCAAGCTCAACTTCTGGTTCGAGCTCGTGCGCACCGACAAGATCCTCGAATCGGCATCGGCAACGATCATCCAGACCATCCGAGAAAAGACTGGCAATCCGTTCTTCTTCGGCGACGCGTTCGTCAGCTGAGGATCCCGACACCGGTCGCCCGCGCGGCCGATCTGCAGCGCGGGGAGGCTCCCGCAGTGCAGTGCGTGTTTGACCGGCGCCGACGCGGGCCGGTCCTTTTTCAAACAAGGAGAAGTCATGCAGCAAGTTCAATTGCCGCCGCTCGCCGAAGGCGAAATCTATCTCGGGGGCTTCGTCGACGCAAATGGCGACGTCACGCACACCATCCTGCTGCCCGGCGATAACGACAACGCATCGTGGCAGGCCCAGATGGAATGGGCGAAGAGCATCGGCGGCGATCTGCCAACGCGCGCCGAGCTGGTAATCGCCTATGAGAAGCATCGCGACCAGTTCGAGAAAGCGGCCTACTGGTCGAACACCCCTGACGATGATCCCGAGTATTCCGGCTGGGCCTGGTGTCAGGTCTTCGACGTCGGCTACCAGCTCACCTGCCACCAGTTCTACGAGCTTCGCGCTCGCGCCGTCCGCAGATTGTCCATTTAACCCTTCATCCATTCATCAGGAGTGCGTCAGACCATGATCACGCTTGAACAGATCGAGGCCGAGCATTCGCGCATCAGCGAACTGATCGCAGCCTTTCGCGCGCAACCGATGCCCACCGAGCACGTTGTCGCTGGCGTGAAGATCCCGCTCGCGCCTGGCGAGCGCTACGCGGGCCTTGTCCTCGGCGAAGACGGCAAGCAGGACTACCACCTGATCCTGCTTCCCGGCGAGGCCGAAAGCGTCGACTGGAAGGCGGCATGCGAATGGGCCGCCGAGCGCGATGCATCTCTGCCGACTCGCCGCGAGCAATCACTGCTTTTTGCCAATCTGAAGGCCGAGTTCGAATCGGCCTGGTATTGGTCGGGCGAGCCGCACGAGGAAAACTCCGGCTGGGCCTGGTCTCAGCGCTTCGGCTACGGCGACCAGATCCTCAACCACCAGTACGACGAGCTTCGCGCTCGCGCCGTCCGCAGATTCATTCCTTCAGTAATTTAACGATCTAAACCACCGTGGCCTTGCATACCCAACTGCCGATCTATCGCGCCGCCGAAGATCTTCTGGATGTCGTGACCGATGTGGTCACGAACATGCAGCGGAACTTCAAGCGCTCGATCGGCGAGAAGATCAATCTCGAATGCATCGAGATCATCGTGCTCGTATACCGCGCCAACGTGGCCGGCGACAAGTCGCCGCACCTGCTCGAACTCATCGAGCGCCTGCAGGTGATCAACCTCTTGCTCCGGCTCGGCTTCAACAAGCGCAAGCTCGACGGCGGCGCGTATGCGCGCGCGGTCGAGCTCACCACGAGCATCGGCAAGCAGGCCACCGCATGGAGGAAATCCGCAGGCAATCGCCCGCTCCGTGGAGGTCAAGGCTCCCATGGCTGAGCGATCTTTCAATCTGGTCGTGCCGCTGGCTCACGAGGCCACCGCCACGCGCACCACGGATACCGTCCGCCAGCAGGCGCTCCGGTCCGGCGCAGTTTCCCGGCTGAGCAATCGGCCGGGCGACGTAGATAGCACGATTTTTCCGGCTGGGCCTGGTATCAGAACTTCAACAACGGCAACCAGAACAACAACCACCAGAACAACGAGCTTCGCGCTCGCGCCGTCCGCAGATTGGGAAGATGGTTTTACGTTCGCCGAGCTGGTCGAGGCTTACCTCGACTGCCGGCGCACGAAGCGCAATAGCCGCAGCGCGCTCGCGTTCGAAGTACGTCTCGAGCGCAACCTGCGCCTGCTTTACGACGAGCTGATCGACGGCAGCTACACGCCGGGGCGCTCGATCTGCTTCGTGATCACGCGCCCGAAGCCCCGCGAGGTCTGGGCAGCAGATTTCCGCGATCGCGTCGTGCATCACCTGCTTTACCGCCGCATCGCGCCGCGTTTTGAGCGCTCGTTCATTGCTGACTCATGCGCCTGCATCAAGGGACGCGGCACGCTCTATGCCGCCCAGCGTCTCGAGGTGAAGGTGCGTTCGATCACGCAAAACTGGTCGAAGGCGGCCTGGTACCTGAAGGCTGACCTCGCGAACTTTTTTGTCTCGATCGACAAGGGCATCCTGCTCGAGCTGCTGCACGCGAAGATCGCCGAACCATTCTGGCGCGAGCTGACCGAGCTCGTGCTGATGCACGATCCGCGCGGCGACTTCGAATACCGCGGGCCGCGCGAGCTGCTCGAGCGCGTGCCGCCTCACAAGCGGCTAATGGAACAGGCTCCGCATCTAGGGCTTCCGATCGGCAATCTGTCCAGCCAGTTCTTTGCGAACGTCTACCTGAACGAGCTCGACCAGCGCGTGAAGCACCAGCTGCAGGCGCGGCATTACATCCGGTACGTGGACGATTTCGTGATTCTCCACGATTCGCCGGCATTCCTGAACGCGGCCTTGGCCGATCTGGATGCCTTCCTGCCTGCGCGACTGGGAGCGCGTATCAACCCGACGAAGACCATCCTGCAGCCGATCGACCGCGGCATTGATTTTGTGGGTCAGGTTATCAAGCCCTGGCATCGCACGACGCGCAAGCGCACGCGCAACGAAGCCATGCGGCGCGTTGCGGACACGCCGGATCTCGATCTTATGCAGGTTGCCAACTCATATTTCGGGCTGCTACGGCAGGCGTCCGCCAGTCATCACGATCGCGCACAACTTGCGAACGTCATCCGCTCACGCGGGCGCGCGGTGGACGCCGCCTTCACAAAGACCTTTCGCGGCTCTGCCGCATAACTGCTCAATTGCGAGATGCCCATGAAACAAGTTATTCAGGACGAAGGCGCACGCCCTATCAAGATCTGGACCGACGAGGTCGAAGACACCGCGCTGCAACAGCTGAAGAACATCGCGCGCCTGCCGTTCATCGCTGGCAACGGCGTCGCCTGCATGCCTGACGTGCATGCGGGCATCGGCGCGACGGTCGGCACCGTGATCGCGACGGACAAGGCCATCGTGCCCGCCGCCGTCGGCGTCGATATCGGCTGCGGCATGAACGCCGTGCGCCTTTCGCTCAAGGCCCGCGATCTGCCCGACAGCCTGACGGAAATCCGTCATCAGATCGAGCGCGACGTGCCGCTCGGCACCGGCGGCGCACACCAGCCCGGGCGCCTCCCCGCGCTGCACGCCGGGCTGCATGAGCGCTACGCTGAGCTCGCATGGAAGCATCGCGGCATCCACAACAAGAACATGCACGCCCAGCTCGGCACGCTGGGTTCCGGCAATCACTTCATCGAGCTGTGCATCGACGAGGCGCAGGACGTCTGGGTGATGCTGCATAGCGGGTCGCGCGGTGTCGGCAACCTGATCGGCCGCTATTTCATCGAGCGCGCCAAGAAGCGTATGGAGCAGTACTTCATCAGCCTACCCGACAGGGACCTCGCGTATTTCCCCGAAGACACGCACGACTTCAACGACTACGTCGAGGGCGTCCAGTGGGCACAGGACTACGCACTGGAGAATCGCCGCGTGATGATGGAAGCCGTGGTCGCTGCCCTGCGCCGCCACATTCCGATCGATTTCACGATCACGCAGGAGGCAATCAACTGCCACCACAACTATGTCCAGAAGGAAAACCACTTCGGCCGCAATCTGTGGGTAACGCGCAAGGGCGCGATCCGCGCGCGCGAAGGCGATCTCGGCATCATCCCCGGCTCGATGGGCCAGCGTAGCTACATCGTGCGCGGCAAGGGCAACCTCCAATCCTATTGCTCGTGCTCGCACGGCGCGGGCCGGCGCATGAGCCGCGCCGAGGCGCGCCGCCGCTTCCAGCTCGCCGACCTCGTCGCACAAACCGAAGGCGTCGAGTGCCGCAAGGATGACGCGGTGCTGGACGAGATCCCAGGCGCTTATAAGGACATCGACGGCGTGATGGAAAACCAGCGCGATCTCGTTGAAGTCGTGCACGTGCTGAAGCAGGTTCTGTGCGTCAAGGGCGCCTGATCGCGAGGAGCCATGGATATGAACCAATACCGCAAGAAGCCCGTCGTCATTGACGCATTCCAACTTCCCGCGCTCGACGAAGACGTCGCAGGCTTCGCGGAATGGGCCGCTCGCGTGGAGTTCGACGGCTACACCAGCGAGCGCGAAGGCTGCATGGCGATCGAGACGCTAGAAGGAACCATGACCGCCGAACCCGGAGACTGGATCATCAAGGGCGTGAGAGGTGAGTTCTACCCCTGCAATCCGGCTATCTTCGCGGCAACGTACGAAAGAGCCGATCTCGCCCCTGATGCGGCGCCGCCGACGCAATGTCAGTGCCCCGCGTGCAAGGTGGTGCTCCATGCGAGCGATTGCGCGGTACACAATGCGCCGGCGCTTCCTAACGGCCCATGCGATTGTGGATCGCAGTTCGGCGATCGCGCGACCTTCGAGGCATGGGCAGAACAACACAGCTTCGCCCCTAGCACGATCGAAGGTGCGTACGTCCCGGAACTCGCCAACGCAGCGTATCTGGGTTGGCACGCGCGCGCGTCAGCAGCGCAAGCCCCGCTAGGCTGGAAGCTTGTGCCAGTCGCCCCTACCGACGAGATGCTCATCGCGATGTTGAATGAAGGCGAGACGAATGCGTACCGCACGTGGCGCGGCGATCAGCATACCCACACCGTGTTCTTGCGCATCTCGGGCATCCGCCAGCGCTATCAGGCCATGCTTGAGGTCGCGCCCGCAGCGCAAACGCTGACGGACGAACAGACCATCGAGCGCTGCAAGTCCGTCGGCATCCGCTGGCTGTCGCCCGAGCCGGAGGACGGCTTCCCAGGCGCGTTCGAGCTGGTTGAGATGCACGAAATGCGCGCGCTGCTCGGCGCGCCGGCCGCCAGCGAAGCGGAGACGCCCCGTGACGCTTGACCAGCTGTTCTTGTGGCATCGCGAGCAGCACGAGCGCTGGGCTCATCTGGCCGAGAACAATAAAGCCACGCTGTCGCAGCCCTATAAGTCATCGCTGAAACGCTCGTACGAAAAGAAAGCGGCCTTCCACGCGAAGGCCGCCACCATCATCAACCCTCTGCGGGGAGTTCCAGCTTGAACGAGAAAGCACTAAGCCTGAAGGAAGCCGCCATGCTGCTCGGCGTCTGCTACTCCACGCTCTACACCCACAAGGTGGAAATGGGGTTCTTCAAGGTGGGCGGACAGTGGCGCATCTGGCCAGACAAATTGAAAGGTGCGCCGGAGTACAATCCCGATCGACCGGCGCGGACGGAACCAAGGAGCGAAAAATGTCAATCCGTAAGCGCAAAGGCTCGGACGTCTGGCACATCGATTTCCGCGCGCCAGGCGGCGGCCGAGTTCGACAAAGTACTGGAACAAGTGACAGGAAGGAAGCGCAGGAGCTGCACGACAAGCTGAAGCACGAGGCCTGGCGCGTGGCGAGACTGGGCGAGAAGCCGCGCCACTGCTTCGAGGAGGGGGCAGCGCGGTTTCTCAAGGAGAGAATAGGCAAGACCACGGTCAAGAGCATGGCGGCCCAACTCGAGTACTTCTGCGGGGTTTTCTCGGGACGCGACCTGGCGTCTCTTACGCGGGCCGAGATCATGGCCGCCCTACCGGTAGATGCCGTGCGCAAGGGCCGCAAAGCTCCGCTGACGGCAGGCACTCGCAACCGGTATCTCTCGACCATTCGCGCGCTGCTTTACGACGCCGCAGACAAGTGGGATTGGATCGACAAGGCGCCGTCGCTTCCCGAGCTGGAGGAGCCAGCGATCCGCATACGCTGGATTACGCGAGACGAGGCCAAGCGGTTGCTTCGTGCGCTGACGGACGACTGCATGCGGGACTGCACGGCGTTCGGCTTCCAGACCGGCCTGCGCCAGGCCAACATTCTGAAGCTGGAATGGGCGCAGGTTGATCTCGTCGCGAAGCGGGCCTGGATTCACCCAGATCAGGCCAAGGCACGCAAGCCTATCGGCGTGCCGCTTAACGAGGAGGCTCTCACGATCCTGCGGCGGCAGATCGGCAAGAGCGATGAGTACGTGTTCGTGAGCGCGGGCGAGCCGCTCGACCGATGGGACGCGTACTGGTGGAAAGTGGCATGCAGGAAGGCGGGCATCAAGAATTTCCGGTTCCATGATGTCCGCCATACCTGGGCTAGCTGGCACGTGCAGGGAGGCACGCCGTTGCAGGTACTCAAGGAGTTGGGAGGATGGGCGACGTTCGAGATGGTGCTTAAGTACGCTCACCTTGCCCCTGACCACCTTGCGCAGCATGCTAGCGCAGTTTTGATGCACGAACCACCGAAGCTCGTGGCAGTGAGCTAA